GTGTAAGGCCCCGTTGCTCCCACTGGGCCGTTGAAGTTACGATCAGTGAAGATATTGGTCCTCGTATGGCTGAAGCTAGTGTTGTAGTCTCCAGCATTGACAATAGGTATCACATTGTAATTGTGCGATATTGCGAAGATGAGGCTGAGAGAAAGAAGTGTTCCTAGTAGGAGAATCTTCTTCTTAGTGAACCGTCGACCTGAACGTTTGCCCCAGTGTCCTAGTTCGCCGTATCGGCCATTGTTCCGTATGAGAGGCAAATCATTCCCCATCCCACATGAACTGGCCTCCGCGTTCTACCTTCCTGAAAAACTTGCTCCAGAAATTCTTCCTAGCCCTTCTCATCGACGGAGAGTTCCACCATCCACGGGATACTCTCTGTACGCGGCGTGCTGAGGAATAAAGATCGGGGCCTTTCTTTCCAGCCCCTAATCCCCCGGGAGTTTCTTTCTTCTCCTTGAACAGTGGCACTTTCTAGGCTGCTCCTCGGATATGGCGTATGACCACGAAGATCAAGAGGAAGATTGCGAGTGCTAGCGCTCCGAAGCCTCCTAGATAGACTAGTGGCATGAATTGCGAGCCTGCGACTACTGCTTTGCCAAGATTTCCGTTGACTGCTGTCTGGTTCGATGCGGGCAGTGAAGAGAACAGAGATGTTGACGAGAGCTGTGCCCCGAAGACGAGGGCGAGTGTTCCTCCGAAGACTGCTATGATAATTGCAGCTACGATCAGGAGTGTGTTGCCGATTCCAGCGCCTCCACCACTTCCACCTCCGCGGGCGTTAGTGAGACTTGGAGGTACGCCGAGACTCATCGCAAAATCTGAAAGGTCCATTGAGAGACCTGTATTCATCATTTCAAGATGACAGCCTATTCGGTTGCGGATTCTGTCTTCTCTCTCGACTTAAAAGCCTTTACAGCCCGTTCAGCCATGATACCGATTGAGGGAAGAAGAATCAGAAAGTAGAACCAGAGCTGCCAGAAGCGGTTGTAGTTGCCCTGGGTCGAGAGAATCGGAGTGTAGATTACAAACGCGATCTGGCTCGGAAGATCCGGGAACTTTGTCAGGGGTCCGAGAAGGACTCCCCAAGGATTCAAGATTCCTAGAAGACTGAGCCACATTGGAGGCAGATTGTAGGGAGCCTGGTTAAACTCGTACCATGAACTGAACATGTAAAGAACTAGGACTAGACGATGATTACGGATCTTCCACATCAGAAACCCATCGACAAGTGCAGTTATGGTGACGTATCCTGAAGCAGTAGGGTAGATTCTGAAGACTGCTTCTGAGACTGCATACCATAGTATGCCGTAGGGAGCCTGCCAGTCTGTTCCCTGAAACGGGTGCTCCAGCGCGGGGATTATTGCCCCGAGAATGTCCGGCTTGTGACTGATGATGTATTCTACTTCTGACAGCCGGAAGACTGTCAGGAATAGAATCGCGTAAACGACGATAAAATCCCATCTTTTATAGGGACCTGACAATTTCCTCTGGAGCCACTTGAGCCAGCCTATCAAGATAGAATCAGACCGGTACACCCGGGTCCTAGCTCAGACGGTTGCAAAAGCGTTCACTGACCCCGATTTTCTAATGACGATGCGCTTCTCGTCTCTTTATGAGGCTGAAGAGTTCGACAATGCGCTCGTCTTCGCAAGCTGGCACTTCCTCCTGGAGACGGGAATCGCCCAGATGAAAGACTATGTAGCATCGTTGGAAGAGAATCTTGTCGAGAAGGGTCTGCATGCTCCCTATGATATTCCGGTTGAACAGATGATCCGTATTGAAGAGCTGCTTGAGAGGTTCAGAAAGTTCGATGACAAGGTTCCTATCGACTCGAAAGAGAACATCAAGATCATCCGCAACTATCTACGAGCCTACAACCAGTCACTAGGCTACGGTATCATCATGTACGATATGCATCAGGCGCTCTTGAACGGTCGCTATGCTGAGAAGGGAGGACAAGGACGGAAAGACGTGAAGGATGTGACTAAGACAATGTTGCAGCGAGGACAAGATATACAGTTCGGTGAAGAAGACGGCCATGATCGCAGCTTCGTCGATAAGGTCCTCAGACGGAAGTAGACATTTCAGATTCTATTCTTCTAATTACCTTTCGAGCCAACTGGTCGCTGCATGGAGGATCAACAAGGGACCCGACAGATAATGCGGATAGTTTCCAGTTTCCTAGTTTGTCTTTGATGCTGTATCTAAGAGGCTCTTTCTTAACAGCTTCGTAGACTCTGTAGAAGACTGAATCATTAGTTTCTTCTTTCTTCTCCGCAAACTCTGTCTCCTTATAGGCGTCTCGGTTGAACTCTTCTCGTCGCTTCTCATACTCCGTCGCTAGTTTCGGTCTTGGTAGCTGAACTTCTCCAAGATATGGCTTCCAGAATGGAGGAGTTCCGAACTTGTTACGTTTGATACGGTGAACCTTAGCTAGACCTGCTTCTTTCATCTGAGCCTCTAACACCATTATCTCCCTAAGCGCGATGTCGAGATCATCGAAAGAAGGTAAGGCGAATCCTAGGTCTCTCATTCGATAACGACTCGCGGTCTTTGCGAAACTGGTTACTGCCTTGTTCACTTCCTTGTACCAGTCACGCTTCTGTAATCCCTTCGTAGGATCATCCCATAGGACTCCGGCCCACTCTCCAGATGGAAGCTCGTTGAGTATGGTCCAGAATTGTTTGGGAACAAAGACGATCTGGTCAACTGTGAAGTCTGGGTACATCTTCTCGAACGCTGAGAGCATCCAGTAGGTCTTGCCGATTCCTAATGATTGTCCAGTGCTGCACATGAGGAGGTTCTTGTGACGTTCATGGCGACGCTTCCAAGAGTCAAAGAACCAACTATGCCTAACGTAGTAGGGTTTAGGTTGTACGAGCTCAGTCATCCGCGAAGTCTCTCGGAGGTTTGAACTTCAACTGACCGTTTCGATGCAACAGTCTTAGGACTGCCCTGTAGACTTCGTGAGCCTGATCTCCTCCCTTCATGTCAGCAGCTACGTTCATGTCTGCCTCATAGAACGAGTCCGGTTGCTGGATAGCTAATACCGTGTCCTGGAGGATTCTTACACGCTCGATGAATATGTCGATGGGAACTTTAGTTCCGCTTCTAAGTCCGACACCTGGGAGAGTCATACTTGACATCTCCTGCATTGAGAAACTGTTGACTACATTGTAGATGGCTTGCCAGATGATACCGTTCATCCAGAGCTCGAAGCGTGGAGTGTAGGCTTCTCCACTCTGAAAGGTGGGCGTGGGGAGGTTTGACCTGCTCAATTAGCGTGTGAACCGTACCTTAACATCATTAGAGAGATAGTGTACGTGTTAAAAACGTAACTGACTAAGCATAGGGAAGCGTGGCTCGTGCTCAGGTTATGGTTTTCGTACAAAAACGGCAGGCTGGTTTTCTTGCCGGACAGCTTTCAGAAGAACGCCGAGTTAGGAGGGAGGTTTCTCACCCTTAACCTTCGTGGTAATGACCTGCTGACCTTCCGCAGGAATAATCTCTCTCAAACGTTCAATCTCCTTACGTTCCTTCTTGACATCGCGGAACGGCCAGCCTCCATCGCCTTCATGGTCTGAGCCTCGACCTGTCATTCTTCTCTACCGTTTTTATGCAGATACCTTAGGCTTGTGAATCCATCCCTTCTTCCAGAGCCATCTCCATAGAGGATTCCAGAACCAAGGGATTCGCGTCGGTTCATCCAGCTTGTGACCGCATAGGGGACAGATTGTCACACCTCTTCTTGAGATAAGATACTGAGCCTCTGTTCCGATCATCGACCCTATCTTCTGATGACACCATTTACACCATGTCTCCCGTTCTCTCGCATCCAGAGGTTCGTAGTCCATCATTTTGGTTTTGCCATCTTAACGGAAGCCTTGGAGATCGCGCTGCCAATAGCCTCAATGACATTGACTGTGACCGCGTTTCCCATCAGTTTGTAGCGCTGGGTGTCACTTATGCCGGCAGTCCAATCATCAGGAAAGCCTTGCAACCGTTCACACTCGATTGGGGTTAGACGTCTAAGTTTGAAGTCTTTCAAGGCATACGGAATGTGATGCCCTCCGTCAGGAGTGGCCAGAGTCGGTGACTCTCCTTTGTAGAGTCTAGGCCCTGCCCCGAATCTGTGTGCAAAATCAACTATGGTTGTCATCGCTGAATGGAGACCTCCCGAATGTGCCCCTGCGGTGAAAGTTCTAACACTTGCGGGTTCTGGTTCCTTCTCCCCTCGAGGAGATGCTTCACCATCGCTTCCGAGAGGAAATACTTCTCTGAAGGGCTTTCCTCTAAGATGTCCCACAATGAAGACCCGTTCCCTGCTTTGTGGGACCCCGAAATGTTTGCTGTTAAGCACCTGCCATTCCGCATCATACCCCACCTCATCCAGGACCCTGAGAATTGTCTCGAATGTTCGTCCTTTGTCGTGAGATAGGAGTCCAAAGACATTCTCAAGTAGCAGTAAGCTAGGTTGTCGTTCTTTAGCAATCCGAGCGATTTCAAAGAAAAGGGTTCCTCGAGTGTCCTCAAAGCCCTCCCTGTTGCCTGCCATCGAGAATGACTGGCAAGGAAAGCCCGCGCATAGGAGGTCAAAGGCTGGAATCGCTCTAGCTTGGACCCGTCGAACATCCTTTGGCTGCCAGTCTTCCTTGAAGTTCTTGTTGTATGTCTTGACCGCGTACTTGTCGATTTCACAGTACCAGATACATCGGAAGCTAGCAGAGGCCCGTTCAAGTCCACACCGGAATCCTCCTGCTCCACCAAAGAGGTCAATGAATCTCAACATTTCCGTTTCTAGGTGGAAACCTTCCTCTTACCAATCCGGTTTTCCGAAGTTAGTCTCAAGGAAGATGAAGGGTCTCTCATCGCCTGTTGGGCATTCGAGGTACGGTCTTTCTTTCGTGTCAATGATTACATGAGAAGCGAGGTCTTCATGGCAGATTCGACAGCGTAAGTGAGTGTTGGGGTCTACCATTGTTGTTTTCAGATCGTTACAGGCGTTTCATCGTCGGCACTCCGCGATTGGTTTGTGACAGTAAGGCAGGGGCTTTGCCTGGTCGATGCGTTGTGTTCTCCGTAATCCATGAACCTTTTCGGCATGATCACTGTACGCTTTGTCGCCATGCAGTTCTAGGCCGCAACAGACGGCAACACTATGCCCCATGCTTCCCGTCCATGATGTTTTCAAAGATTGTTGTTCCTATGTGGATACGCCTGTTCTAATGCTGCCGATTATTCCCTTCGTGTGGCCGTTCTCGAAGTAGCCCTTGTACGGCATCGACCACTTGCCGCGAGCAAGATAGATCTCGAGCTTCATCCGTCTGACGAATCCCGGAGTCTCTTGATAGTGGTAGCGTGGGTCTTTCTGGCCGCACCAGTCCTCGCGTCGAACCCATTCCTTCTCACGGTCTAAGCGGTCTGTGATCATGCAGCTATCGTGTCCACAACAAGAGCATACTGACATTGTTGTTCTCAGACCTTAACAGTCGTCTTCTCTGCAGGCGTGATTTTCCCAACAATCGCCTGAACAATAACAAGGTTCAAGACAGTGTGGACAGACATGGAAATTGCCAAGCGCCTCAAGCCCTTCCTTCCCTGATTCGTGGGTAGTGTGGGTCTCATCGGTTTCGCTCATCATTCTTTCTCCGTCCGTTCCTGGGTAAATATCACAGCCTTCAGGTCTAACTGTTTGAGAGATAGATAGCATGATCTACAGAGCTCTGCATCCAATGCTTTTGTGAAATGTAGCTCAGATGGATGAGTCCAGTCGGAATATTCTTGGGTTGGTGTGACCGAAATCCTGATGTTGCCAACAATCGAACCGTTCCCACAAATATCGCAAACATTCATTTTGGTTTTCCCTCAGAGACAATCTTCATACCAGTTTCTCGGTCGAGATAACAGGTTCGGTTGTGTGAAATCTGGAAGTATCTGGTTTGCCCGTCATGCTTGACTTCGTAAAGACGGCCGTTCTGTCCACATTTGGGACATTGAAGAATGATAGTCTGTCTAGTGGCCTTGTCTCGAACTGATTGTCGAATGTTCCCACCGCTCATTTCTCCGTGTCCTGTTTCGCATCGAAGACCTCATTCGCAGGATCCATTGATCGAGCCAACATCTCTGCATGAGGACGACAGAAATCAAACGCGTACTTTCCAAGATAGAGAGTTGTGATAGGCGTATTTTTCTTCACCTTGTGCCAGTTGTAGGTACACATGGTCGAGTCAGCCTCGATATAGAATCTGACTAATGCCCCTTTCTTGCTCTTGTCTTTGGTTCTCATGTCTATACGTTCCTCTTAGATATCCCGTTCCATCGCTTGTTCAATTTGTTGATTGTTCTGTCGAATCCATCTCGAATCTCTTGATCTGAGAAGCCTAGCAAGTAGGCTGTTGAGAAGGTCGCAATCGTCCAATCTGCAATTTCGTCAATCAAACCATCCCTCGCCCAATGTTGGTTTTTGTATCTACCGTGATTGACTCGATCCGCATGAATCACTTCGCCAGCTTCTTCGATACTCTTCTTGATTTTGTCTGCGAGTTCGGGTTTGCGTTTGTGTCTGACTTCAAATTCAGATTCTATTTTGAGTTCAATTCCGCGTAACGTTTCGATGGAGCGCAGGATTGCTAAGTCTTCGGTTTTCAAACAATTACGCCTCGATAAGACCCTGAATCAGCTTAGTCGCCTCCCTCCGCTTCTCGGGAGCTGTCTGTCTGATGTAGCTGTTCATCGTGGTTACCGCACTCTTGTGACGGAGAACATCCTGGGCAGTCTTGACATCGTACCGTTCCTTAATCTCGGACCCCACGAAAGCTCTTAACCTGTGAGGATGCACAAGAACTGGGTCTGCGAGTCCAGCCACTTTAGCGTACCGTTTGATGAGCTGCCTGCAACGGCCCGTTGTCAGGTCGAAGATTCGGCCTGACTTCCTCTTACCAAAGAACGATCGGAGGCGTGAGACTGTAGCAGGGTCCAATGGTTGAAGCTTATTGGTTCCTCCCTTGCCTCGGACCCATATTCCATCGTCTTTCAAATCCTCGATTAGAAGCCCGGATACTGAAGGATCCATGTGGATCCAGCGAGCTGGAACGTCCTCCTTGTTCTCCCACCTCTTGTCACAGGTGTTACATTCAACATGGTCGATGATGCCTCTCTTCTTGACAATCTTTGCAGGCTTGAGACAGTCAGAGCAATAGCTTTCTCTCCTTCTCGGGTCCCCTCCAACTATCTCGCCGATGCGGAAGCCCTGCTCGGCTGCGAGTCGGAAGATGAGATAGTCGCGCTCAGAAAACTTTTCGATAGTCGAGAGTAGAGCCTTTACATCCGCGACGTAGAGATCTACTTCTCTGCGCTTCAGGATTGTTTCCTCTCTGAAAC